ACGTTCTTGTACACGTTCTATATCGGCTTTAACAGCTTTTTTTACTCCACGTATCTCATCAAGTTCTTGTTTAAGTTCTCGTTTTGCGACACCCCCTATGGCATCTTTTAACTTCGTTATAACTTTGTTTTCCTGTATAGCTTTAAATGGTGTAATGGGTTGTATATGCATAATTTCGGGTTTGAAGAATGCATTATCATCTGGAAATTCCTTTTCAAACGCATCTATCATTTGTTTGGGTACGTTCGGTGATTGTTCAATAAGTCTATCATATTCGGCACGCATATTTTCAATCATATTTGTACCGTTTAATGTTCTTTCCGAAAGTGGGAGTGTAAGTTCGAGACGTATTGTTCGTGAAATTTTACCGTATTGGACAGAAGCAACACGATGACCTTCCATGAGTTCATTAATTTTAAGAAATTGCATAATAGTTGTTGCGATGGCGGTGATTAAATTTAGACCACCAATAGCTGAAGGTACAAATGGTTGTACGGAAGGTGGAAATGTTTCTTGTGCAAAGTTAGCAGTACCTGTAACTGTACTTACAATTATGAGTGGTATAGTAAATTTCATACTCAAATTTTTATATGAACAATATGCCTGGTAGTGCATATACCTATAACACGCAGCGGCTTCACCCCAGGCCTTTAGTATTTTCTCCTGTTGTGGGTGCCATATTTTTGGAAGTTTCTTTTCTTCGTTCATATTAATAGATATGAATATTATATTTTTCATTCATTTACTCCTTTTCATAACCATGTTGGTTGTACCATTCATGAAGAACAAACAGAACCTTGAGTTTTATTCCATTCTCGTACCATTCATATTTTTCCATTGGTCGGTAAATGATGACACATGTGCTTTAACACAAATGGAAATGGTTGTAACAGGAAACAGTAAAGACGAAACATTCTTTGGTCGTGTAATGGGACCTATATATAAAATGGATGATACAGAGGCAAACAATTTCTTAAAATCTATTTTCTTTTTTCTTTGGTTACTTGTTCAGTACAGACTCAATAGAATCGATTTGGAACCTCTTCACGAACTTAGAAAACGGTTTGTTAAATAATATTGGTATACATAAATGAAGATCAAAAACAAAACGCAACAAAAATTATTATTTATTGCGTTAATGGTACTCATTACTGTAATTGTGTACCAAGTACGTAACCCTATTGTCGTTAAAAAAAGAGTTGGTGTACCCGTGGGTGTCCCAGTCGAAGTTCCAGTACAAATACCAGTTGAAAGGGAATTTAGAAACCCGCCAATTAAAGAGTATAAACCTGGGTACGTCCAACAAATGGGTGTTCTTGTAGGATCGGATGAAGAAACATTACCCTTATATGGTAAAGAAGTCAGGGGGCGTCGTGATCAATACCATTATTACACGACAACACCAGGTGATCAAGTGTATCCACTCCCGGTAACTATAGATAACCGCGATTGTATGGACGATATTGGGTGTCGCGAACTTTATGGAAATGAATCTGTTTCGGTTTTAGGACAAACAGGTTCATTTCAGGCGAAATTGTATAGAACGGATAACTTTTTTTAATTATTTTTTCTTTTCTGGAACTACGGCATTGTACGCGCAACTACCTAAAGTCGCTGTTTGCGAACTCATACAGCAACACGCGAGAAGACACGCACCTAATAAATGAGGTGGTTTTGGACCTGGTATCATTTTAAGCATGGTGGAAGATGGCCTGTATACTAAGAAAAAACAGAACAAACAACATCCAATTGTAGAAGATAATTGTACAAGTGAACAAGACATTTATATTAAGTAAATAAAATTATATTGGTTAATATAAATGAAGATCGATTTGTTAAAAAATGAAGCAAAACGTCTTGGTCTTCGCGTAACTAAAAAAATTAAAGGGAAACGTTTTCCTCTGAGTGAAAAGGAACTTAAGATGAAAATTCAAAGACGGCGACAACCAGCTTTGGAAATTCAGGTTCGAAATTCAAAAAAACTTATACGAACGTGTAAATCACTTTTACGAACCGTGGAACCAAATGTTCCACGTGTTCGTCGAGTTTCACGCACACCACCCGTCCCACGTGCGCCACCAGTACCACGTGCACCATCTGTTCCACCTCCACCACCAGTCCCAACTAGAAGAGACCCACGCGCAAATTTGATGACCGCGTTAAAAGCAAACCTTAAACGTCGTGGTCTTAGAGAAAAGATAAATCAAACTTCTTAGATATAATCTTTTTCGCACCTTCAAATTCTGGATGACTCCATAAAAGCCATCTCGACCAAAATCCTGCGGTAAAAAAACCTGTTTTTGTCCAGTTTTCTTTATCACTTCGAGTCACATCGAGCATATTTTTATGAACCAGTTTAGGATCGGTTTGTTTTTGTACCATATGAGGAACAAACCCACCGTGTCGTGTTACGTATGAACGCATACGTAAAGGGTTTTTGTGTATCGTATAGTCTGAGTACCCTCTCGCCCCAAAATCAACTATTTTTCCATTTTCAAAAGTAACTCTAAACTTTTTATCAATACGTGGACTTTTTTTTAAACGAACGCGCATATATAATTACTGGATAAAATTATTTATTTTGTAATTTAGCGAGTGTGTAGTGGTGATACAAGTGTATTAAACTTATGATCAAAGAAACGAGAACAGCTGGGTTATATCTCGCCTTCTTGTTAAGAACGATTAATACAACCGAAGAAAGAGCAATAAAGGCTGGTAAACTAAATAATCCGATTTGAACATTTGTCAAACCGAGAAACCTTTTTTCTAATGTGTTAACTTCTGGTGTTTGGGTTGGTGCGTATTTTTCAAGTTTATGATATCCTGGCATTTATTATAGGTAAACAAAAAAATGTGGTTTCTTATGATACCACTTATACTGTTACTAAAAGATTATTGTAAAAACCCTATAGATAGATTGTATTTCCAAACACCTTTACGTCCACTCGTTGGTATACGAAACTCACTCGTAGACTTATTTTTTTATAAACCACATTACTCAGTCGACGATTTCGTGGGTTTATGGAGGGTACAGAAACACTTTTTCGATATAAAAAATGAATACGATACCTTATGTAAAAATAAACAAAAATATTATTTCCACGACCTTGATCCATGGTTTGAATATAATCAAAATTATTATTACTATAAAATACACGATTTCCCAAAGTTATACGCATTTTTAAAAACTGTACCGTGTGTTGATCATGCCATGATTGCGGTCATGGAAGGATCAATGTCTATACCAGCACATCGGGCCGAGAGTAATTTACAGTTACGGTACCACTTAACACTCGAAGGAACAAGTAATCTTACCACGGAGTTTGATATTCATCAACATAAATCCGGTGAAGATGTTCTTTTTGATCACTCGCGATACCATAGTGTTGATAAAACTGATGAACAAAAGCGTGTTGTTCTTATTCTAGATATTAATCGGTTTTATAAATTTCCATATATAAAATAATTCTATCCTCGTCCGATTGATTTTCCGCCCAGTGTTTTTTACGAGCATTCATGATTATATGTTTACCATTTTCTTCTGTAACCTCACCTAGTTCTATATGATGAAGTATACAGTTTTTTGGACATTTAATACCTAAATGATATGTAAATATATAATCATCACCTACATAATCAACGTGTTCTTTGAGTTTTACACCCCCTTTCATTAATGAAAACCCAGCTACATGTATACCATCGATCGAAGATAAGAGTTTTGTTGTTTCTGGACATAAATTACAATTACTCGTAATGAAATTACCACCCCATATGAGTGGCCAACTTACCCATGATTCCTGAACATGATCTTGTCCACCTTTCAACCATCCACATTTACCGTCTGTGTATAACATCATAACCTGTTTTAGATATTCGGAACCAACCCATTCACCTTCTTTACGAGGATCGTCTCGTATGAAAGTTTCTGGTAGTAAATTTACTTCCTTTTGTAAAATATGAACGTAATTTTTTAATTCTTTTAAATGCATTGTTCCTTATAAATGTTTTCGACACACCGCTTTATACATATCGTGATCACCAACAAGTTCGAGTTCATCGTTTTGAACAATACGTTTTGTAAAGGGTCCATGTGTACCGTCCATACACTCCATACACATCGCCGATATCTTAAACACTTTATCGGCGAGAGGTACACAGTCTATGAGTTCACCAAACTTTCTCTGTTTATAATCACCATCGAGACCCGCGAGTAAAATCGTTTTACCTGAATCGAGAACCTTTTCAACAAACGTTTTAAGACCCGTAAAAAACTGGGCTTCATCCATGGCTATAACGTCTGCATTTGAAAAATCGACTTCTTCGAGACTATTTGTTTTTATACAATCGAAACGAATATTATCATGGGTACGTAAAACGTCTTCGGAAGCGCGTGTATCCTTTTTCGAGTTTATAACGAGAATACGTTTACCTATAACTTTGTACCGTTTTAAACGCCGGATAAGTTCGGACGTTTTTCCTGAAAACATATTTCCCATAATAATCTTAAGACTCATTTCTAATTATACGTTACACTATTTTAAATGGTTTTAAAGAAACAACTCTTACATTAATAAAAAACATGGAAACACTTAGAATTAAACGATTAACTCTCGAAGCAACTTTACCGACACGCGCATCGCCTGGATCTGTCGGGTACGATTTGTATAGCATGGAAAATATGACAATTAATGCGTGTGAACGTGGTATTGTAAGTACGGGTATTTGTGCAACGATCCCACAAGGTGTGTATGGTCGTATTGCACCCAGATCTGGTTTAAGTGTAAAACACGGTATTCAAACGGGTGCCGGTGTTATTGATCCGGATTATACGGGTGAATTGAAGGTTATCTTGTTTAATCACGGGAGTGAACCGTTCGAAATTAAACAAGGCGATAGAATCGCCCAACTCATTTTGGAAAAGTGTGAAACACCACTTATTGAGGAAGTTGATGAATTAAAAGAAACAAAACGTGGCGAACGAGGTTTTGGATCTTCGGGTAAGAATTAACGACTGAAGGAAATACCATGATGTGAAATACCAAAATCTGTATCAGACATGTACTTATCTGGTATTTTATACTGTTCTAATACTAAACTTATTCGTTTTTCGGTATTATTTTCACAAAAAAAGGGTTCAACAAGATGATTTGTATCACCCCTAAATGTTAATTTTCTACCTCGTTTTGGTGTATATTCTGTTTTAGTTTCTAATCCACCCCTTGAACCAAAAGGAGACAAATATAAATTACCACCTTCACAGTTTTCTGGTAAATTTATATATAGTATAGTTGTACATACTGGTAATATTAATCGTTTAGTCCAATCCTGTATGCTTATACTATCATCATAATGTCCCTTTATTTCATTATACTCTTCTGACTTATAGGAATTACTTAATATAGCTGTATTGACAATATATGCATTTGTACCGGGTTGTTTTATCCTTTCAAATATTTTATAAATTTTTTCTAAATTTTTTTCTAAAAACATTTTTTTAGAATCTTCACTTGTATTAAAACGAATTATCGTGTTCTTCCCCCAGTCATTATTTAATAGTTCGTGTTTTAATATATACTCTTTTAGGTCTTTGCATTCTTCGGGTGATAAGAAATCATCCTGAATATCGATAAGCGGAAATCCATATGGATGTGATCTCTTGAATGAAAAATAACTTTCTAATTCAATATTTTGATTTACGACATATATTATTAATATTATTGAAAATATATAATACACTGTCTTCATATTTTATATTTATATAATTAATTACCAAATGCGACACCACCCATACCATTCTTAATCCTGAGAATGTTATAGTTGACCGCATACGCGCGAATCATATCAAGGTTTGCACTCTCTGGACCATTAATATTTATCTTCGCGTTATCTATTCTCGAAAAGTTCAAGGTACCCGTTGGTTGAGACTTGTTCATGGTAAGACAGAATGGCCATGTATATATTTGTTCCGAATCGACCGTGTTGTTAAGAACTGAACAGTGTCTCGATGGAACGACGTTTCTATGGTATTCGCGTGTCATATTTTCAAAGAGTGGAACACCGTTAATAAACATAGACGCGTCCGTGAACGTGTACGATGTAGACACGTTTGAGCCCGCAGCTATGTGAACGGCCTTTACTGGGTGATTAAAGTAGGTCAAATCAATCGACGTATCGGAAGCAGACATTGGTTGGTGTTGTATTTGTGTAATGAGAAGTTCGTGTTCACCGTTTGCAAAGAATTCGCGTTCGTCTGTGTCAACAAACACGTACGAACCGTATACTCTTGGTCTATTAGAATTTAAATCAAATGTACCATTTCTACACTTAATTCTAATTTCAACTTCGTGGTATTGAAGACCGACGAGTGGTAAAGATTTAGTCCAATCTTCACTGAAAAAGAATGGAATTATGTAACTCCCAGTGGAAGCATTATCACCACCGTCTTGAGTCGTCACGGCACACGTCGCTTTTGCTTGAGATTCGTTATATAACGTATTGTGTACGGTATTAATGAAAAGTGTATCTAATTTAGTCACTTCTTGACCACCAATCCACAAAGAGAACTCGGTTGGTGAAGTTTCATCTGATGTCAAATTACCGGATTTAAAAATTGAGGCATTGTTATTACTACTATTAATATTGGCATTTTCAATCCATACGTAACTCAAGAGATCACCTTTAGATTTGATAGGGATGGAAACTTCGTTCCCCGAACCAAACGTCCCGATATAATCCATACGTTCTGGTTTTATCGAAAAGTTTGTGTG